GGAGACTCGGCGCATCACGGTGCTTTCCGGACTGGATCTGGCTGCGCTCCTTCGGATACTCGATTCGAACTGGCACGCCATCGCTGAGCGCCTGCGCCTCCCGAACGAAGCCAGGCATTACCTCAAGGAAATGAGGACTGTGCGGGATCGGTGGGCCCACGCCGCCGCTGGCGACTTTGGCGAAGACGACGTTTACCGCGACCTCGACACACTTCAACGATTCCTGGTATCCATCAACGGCGATGAGGATCTCCTCAGTGAGGTGAAGCAGTTGAAAAACGCCGCGCTCGCGCCGGGAGAATCAGTGCAGCCCGCAGTCGAAATCCCACCGTCACCTCCAGCGACTGCGTTCTCGGTGGGTCAAGTGGTTTCCCTCAAGTCGAATCCCGCCACAACCGGGGCGGTCGTCGGCGTACACCCGGGCCACCCCGAAACTCGGTATTCGGTCTTTCAGAACGGCGCGGTCGCGACCTTCTACGAGTCCCAGCTTCGGGCCGCAGATGTTGGTGGCGCGCTGAAGGCGATCTCACTCCAAGAGTTCGATGCATATCTCTCGGCACTCCAAATTTGCCATCCGAGCACTTCGATCGTCTACTCCTTGAACGCCGCCCGCATCGACTGCGTACCTTACCAGTTCCGCCCGGTGTTGAAACTGATACGGGCTGAGCGGCCGCGGCTCCTCATCGCTGATGGAGTTGGCGTGGGAAAGACGATCGAGGCAGGGCTGGTTCTCAAAGAGTTGCAGGCGCGGGCGGATGTCCAGCGCGTCCTAGTGATTTGCCCAAAGCCGCTGGTCACGGAGCGGAAGTGGGAGGCGGAAATGAAGCGCTTTGACGAGCGGTTCATTCCGTTGGACGGCGACAAGCTCCGCTACTGTGTCAACGAGAGCGACCTAGACGGCGTGTGGCCCGAACAGTTTACAAAGACGATTCTCCCCTACTCCCTCCTTGACGAGGAACTGCTCCTCGGTTCCCGCGATGGGTCAAAACGACGCCGCAAGGGCTTAGTGGACCTCAGCCCGTTTCCGAGGTTCGATCTCGTCATCGTTGACGAAGCCCAACACATTAGGAACTCCGAAACCTATGCGCATCGTTGCGTACGCCTTTTTTGCGAGAACGCTGACGCCGCCGTTTTCCTTACCGCAACGCCTCTTGAAATGAGCAGCAATGACCTTTACGTGCTTCTCAACCTTCTGCGGCCCGACCTCGTTCGAGACTTCCACACGTTCGAGGTTATGACTGCACCGAACCCCGCGATCAATGCGGCGGCCGCACTCGCCCGTTCAGCTCGGGAAGGCTGGCAGCAAGCGGCGCGTGCCCACCTCGAACGGGCAGCACGGACACCATGGGGCCTCCTCACGATCCAAGGAGATCCCACTCTCGTTGCGGTCATGGAGACCCTTGCAGCGCCCGAAGTGCCGCAGGCTGAACGGGCCAAGGTGATCCGACAGATCGAGCAGATGCACACACTCTCCGGGATCATCAACCGCACGAAGCGTCGAGACATTGGCGATTTTACGGTGCGAAAGCCCGACACAGTGACGGTCGAGTTTACCGCTGCACAGAGGAAGCTACATGACGACCTGCTGGCCACGCAGGCGCTCATTCTGACCGTCTTGCACCCGACTGCCAATGTGAAGTTCCTAATGACAATGATCCGCCGGCAGGCCGCGAGTTGCCTGTACGGGCTCGTGCCGCTCCTCCGCGGGATATTAACGCGGCGCCTGGTGGATTTGAACGGAGTAGAAGCCGACATACCGGAGTTCGATCGGTCCGCCACAATCGACGTTGTCATCGAGAGCAAGATAGCCGACGTCCTTCGTCAGGCTGAAGCACTCGACCCCCACGACCCGAAGATCGAAGCGCTGAAGCGCGTAGTAAGAGAAAAGGTCGCGCTGGCAAACCGGCGGCTGATGGTCTTCAGCAGCTTCCGACACACCCTTGCGTACCTGCTGGATGGTCTCGATGGCGAAGGGGTGCGCGTAGGTCTCGTGCATGGCGACGTCCCTGACGAGGAGCGGATTGACATGCGGCGCCGCTTCCAGCTCGAGCGCGAACACCCGGAGGCAATCGACGTCCTTCTGTTTTCCGAGGTCGGCAGTGAAGGTCTCGACTACCAATTCTGCGACTGCATTGTCAATTACGACCTCCCGTGGAACCCCATGCGCATCGAACAGCGTATTGGCCGCATCGACCGCCGCGGCCAAACCAGCGAGAAGGTTCGCATCGTGAACTTCATCACGCCGGGTACGGTCGACGCTGACATTTATCAGCGCTGTCTTCTAAGGATCGGAATCTTCGACCGCGAAATTGGGGCCAGTGACGAGATCCTTGGGCAGATAACGAAGAAATTACAGAGCATCGCAGACGACTTTACCCTAACAGACGACGAACGTCGCGAGAAGCTCGAGCAATTGGCCGTGAATGAAGTCCGGCAGATCCAAGACCAGCAGGCTTTGGAGGCGAGCCAGGCCGAGTTGTTTGCTCTCCGTGTTCCAGTGGTGTGCGCGGAGGAGGAACTTCGAGACGCCTCAAGCCGCTGGCTCTCCCCGGCGCTCCTTGAAAATCTCGTCCGAAATTACCTCGCTGCATTGGGCGGGGGAGAGCAGGTCAGCCTATTGGGCGAGAAGGCCGTGAAGACCATGCGACTGAATCAGGAAATCCGTAACCTCCTTCTTGCCGATTATGGCAAGCTGCCGCGATCAACGGCCGTGACGCACAGGGACTTCGAGAACTGGCTGAAAGGCAACAACCCACACCTTCGAGTCACGTTCGATCCCAAGGCCGCGACCGAGAACCCTGATGCCACGCTGCTTTCACCGGTTCATCCCCTGGTGCGGCAAGCAGCTAACCGCTTCGCGCGGCAAGAACGGGCTGTTACCGCCTGCGAGGTGCAGTCCGACCTCGTGCCCGCGAGCGACTACCCGTTTGCGATATACCAGTGGCGATTTCTCGGCCTCCAGGAGGACCTGCAATTGCAGCCGATTACGCTTGACGATCGCGTCCGGACGAAGTTCGCCCAACTCCTCTCTGGTGCCGAACCGCGGGCCGTCGCTCCTGCGGAGGTGCCGTCTTCGTCAGTTCTCGACCAACTGGAGGCTGCGCACTACACTCTCTGGTCCGCAGCTCGTGACCGGCACCGCGAGGAAACCAGAAAGCGGGCTGCATTCCGGCTTGCCAGCCTCGCGTCCAGCCACGCCGCGAGGCTGGCACTACTGGAGGATCAGTTCGCTAAGGCTACGGACGACCGCATACGCAGGATGCACCAGGCCCAGATCGAGCGCGCCACAGCCGAGCAGCAGCGACGAACTGAGGACGTGAACCGGGCCAAGGATGTCACCGACGTTCAGGCTCAGGTGGTTGCTTTCGGAACGTGTCGAGCGCCTCGACGGTCTCGAAGTAGTACTCATCGTGGCGATCCTTAAACGGCATCTCCTGCTCGCAGATCTGACAGACCATCTGTCCGGAGGGGTTCGTGTACAATTCCCGTAGCCAGGTCTTGGGGTCTTGTGTCGGCTCCGAAATGCGCACGCTCCGGAGCCGCTGCTCATATTCCTTGGGGGGCGCGGTCTCAGCATCCCGACGGACGTGCTTGGCTCTGCGGTCTGGGTCAGGCACCTGCCGAGACGGAAACTCCGGCTTTCTTGCTCTTGCGACCAAGCGGCTCGCCTGAGCGTAGAGGTCAGGGTCGTCGGACAGTTGCTTCGCGAGGTCCAGCGCTTCGGGACTCACGCCTGCTTTCTGTGCTAGGGCCGCGACCTCGTCTACCTTCATCCCGAGTTGTCTAGCCAGCGTCTCATCCCGCTCGAATCCGTCCGGAAGGTCTTCCAACCTGAGCTCTGCGGCCTTAACGAAATGACCTCCCATCGGAAGCCATTCGGAGTTCGTAAGCGCATCGCCCATTTTGGAGGTTTGCGATCTCGCGCTCGCATTCCGGAAATCTGCACGGGTCGCCTCTTCCACGGTCCCGCGCACTTGCTGGAACCTCGGCAATGCAATCCTGTTCCAAATGTAACGTGAGCGGTCTACTTCTGGGCATGCCAGTGCGTGCCGCAATCCGTCGACGTCCAACTCAGGGTCGAAGCCTCGAACACCCCTCCGATAGTAATAGACGTTGTCTCGTTTGACTGACGTAAGGGTCGCGTATCCGCCGAATCGTTGACGTGTCGGAGCAATCTCGCGCTCCTTATCGCTGACACCGAGTTTCTCCAAGGTCTCCCGGAGATCATCTGGGCATTCAGTAAGGAACCACGCGTCCGGGTTGCCATCAAAATAGAGCGCCAAGTCGTCGGTCCTGAAATATGCTTGGCCCGGCTTGATGTAGCGTGGCTCGTGTGTTGCCGGGGCGCTCGCTGAATGTATCAGCGGTGTGTCCTTGACCTCGCCGAGAAACGTACGGGTCCTCTCGTCACCCTTTGATTCCTTAAGTACTTGGCCAATCCAGTTGAGGTGTTGAAGATTCTGCTCTCTGGAGACCTGAAGAGGATTGAGGTGGTACAGGGGGAGAAAGAAATCCCGCAGCGCTGCGATCATATCGAACTCGCCGAAGCCGAGTTTCTCCAGAAACTGGCGGGACCGGTCATGGGCGGCAATTGTCTTCCTAACGAGGAGGATCTGATCATTCTCGATGGGCGACTTCAAGTAGGCAGCTGGGCTGCCGTCCTTTTTAAACGGGAGCACGTGTGTTCCGTTTTCGATCCTGATAATCGGCACGGAACGCGCAGGCCCCGGCGTATCCCCCGCCCATCGCGACTTTCGCCAGAGCGCCTCCTGACTTGCAAGGAATTCATAGAAGCGAGTTAACCAATCATCCGACTTCTCCTGAAAGAATGCTTGGTCGAGTTGCCGCACGATGGCTTCAGGGGTATGCGAAAGGCGCTCGCCGACATCGACGCTGCGATCGCCACCGCCTCGGGTGCGGCACCCTTCTCTTTCAGCCTGGCCATGCACAGCAGAGACTAGATGAACGCTCTTGACAAAGTGATCGGTTACTTCTCGCCGGAGCGCGCTTATCGGCGTGCGCGGTTCCGCGCGGCGACGGAGACGTTCGCTTACGACGGCGCAAAGTCGGGACGGCGGACGGACGGGTGGGTGGCGGCCGGCGGCGACGCGAACACCGAGATCGGCGCCTCCCTGATTAGCCTGCGGAACCGGTCGCGCGATCTGCTGCGCAACAATCCGTACGCCAGTAAGGCCATCGCCGAACTGGTCGGGAACACGGTGGGAACCGGGATCGTTCCCCAGGCGAAGACGGGAACGCCGGAACTCGACAGGATCATCGACGGCGAGTGGCTCTACTTCGCTGAGAACTGCGATCCGGGCGGGCAGTTGGACTTCTATGGAATGCAGGCGCTCATTGTGCGCACGACCGCCGAGAGCGGTGACGGCATCGTCCGGTTCCGGCCGCGGTTACCTCAGGACAATTTCCGTGTGCCACTCCAGTTGCAGGTGCTGGAGGGAGACTTCCTGGATATCTCCAGGACGATGGGCATCGCGACGGGGCAAATCGTCCAGGGCGTTCAATTCAACCTCTTTGGACAGCGCGAGTGTTACTGGCTTTATAACTATCACCCTGGCGGCGTCTACCTGCTGAATCCGTACGGGGGACTTCTTAGCCAGCCGGTGCCTGCCTCCCAGGTGATGCACACCTATTGCATCCTGCGGCCCGGCCAGGTGCGCGGTGTGCCGTGGCTGGCGCCCGTCATGCTGGCGATGCGGGACCTCGACGATTATCGCGACGCGGAGCGCATGCGGAAGAAGACGGAGGCGTGCCTGGCCGGCATCGTCACGAGGCCCGAGGGTTCGGGCGGACTGCCGCTCGGCGCAAAGTCCACGGACCCCAAAACCGGCAACACGCTCGAGCGGATGTACCCCGGCATGATCGAGTATCTGAAGCCGGGCGAGGACATCAAGTTCAACGCGCCCTCGCCAGCCGGCGGTTACCGCGAATACCTGATGACCGAACTCCAGGGGATCGGCGCCGGCATCGACGTTCCCTATGAACTCCTCTCCGGGGATTTGTCCAACGTCAACTATTCCTCCTATCGTGCGGGCATGCTGGGGTTCCGTAACTCCATCGAGGCATTCCGGTGGTTGACGCTGATCCCGATGTACTGCCGGCCGACGTGGCGCAGGTTCATCGACACACTGGTGTTCATCGGCAAGATTCCCGAGGCGAACTATGGCGTGCAATGGACGGCGCCCAAGTTCGAATCCGTGGATCCGTTGAAGGATGCCATGGCCGAGTTGAAGCGCATCCGCACAGGCACGTTGACGCTGTCCGAGGCAATCGCACAGAACGGCTACGATCCCGAGAAGCAGTTGCAGGAAATCAAACGGATGAACGAGTTACTCGACGAGTTGCAGATCATCCTGGACTGCGATCCGCGCAAGGTAAACGACAAAGGTGTCGAGCAGCAAACTGTCGCAGGTGAGACGCCGCCGCCAGCCGTGAAGCAGACCGGTACGGTGAAGCATTCAGCCCGGCAGTGGGATTCGCCCACCCGCACCCACGCCTCGTAAATCAACAGCTACAGGAAGGAGTTCTTTATGCCCGAAGAAATCACAGGGACAGCGCCGGAGACCGCCCCGGTGGAGGTCATCGCTGCCGCGGCGCAGCCCGAGCCTCAACACGAAGCCGCGGAATTCCAAGTCGAGCGCTTCACGGTCGCGGCGACCTTCGCTCCGCCATCGGCCAATGACGATGCCCGCACCATTGATGCCGTCTGGTACACGGGCGCAAAGGTGCCGCGTTTCGACTGGCGCACTGGCGAGGAATACGACCTCATCCTCGACATGAAAGGCTGCCGTATGGATCGCCTGAACAACGGCGGTCCCGTACTGGACTCACACAGTGCGTACGGGGTGGAGAGTCAACTGGGCGTGGTGCGTAAGGCATGGGCGAAGAAATCCACCGGCCTGGCCACGATCCAGTTCAGCAAACGCGATGCCGTGACTGCGATCTGGAACGACGTCAAGGGCGGCATCATCCAGAACCTCAGCCCCGGCATGTGGATCTACAAGAAGGTCGACACCACGCCGAAGGGCCAGGAACGCAGGGAATTCACCGCGACGGATTGGGAACCGTTCGAAATCTCCCTCGTGTCCGTGGCTGCCGACGCGGCCACCAATTTCATGTCGGCGGCGGGAACGCCACCGGCGCCACCGAGTGTAGTTGAACCCGAACGGGCATCTGCCCAGACAAAGGAGAAACCTGAGATGGAAACGACCACGCAGGACCCGGGCGTAGAGGCCCGTCAGAACGAAGTTGCCCTCGCCGCCGCGCGCGACGAGGCGGTGAAGGCGGAGCGGCTGCGCGCCAGCACCATTCGCGCGATCGCGACCGGCCCATTCAAAGTGGAGGAGAGCTTCCTCGCCGCGCTCATTGACGAAGGCGTGTCTGTCGACACCGCTCGTGAGCGCATCATGACGAAGCTCGATGCCGAGTACCGGAAGAATCCGACCCTGCCGATGAACCCGCCCGCCACGTTCGGCGGGAAAGACGAGGTGGATAAGCGGCGCGAAGGGATGGAGGCTGCGTTGCTCCTGAGGGGCAACCCGCGCGCGCCGCGCGAGCTGGTGGAAAAGGGCCGCGAATTTGCTGGCCTCACGCTGGTGGACATGGCGCGCGAATGCCTGAACGCTGCAGGCGTGAAGACGCGCGGAATGGACCGGCACGAGATCGCTCGTGTGGCGCTCCAGGGTCGCAATGGGGCCGCGGAGTATTTCGATGGCGCCATGACTACCAGCGACTTTCCCAACATCCTGGCGAACGTCGCCAACAAGACCCTGCGGCAGGCTTATGAGGCTGCGCCCCGCACCTTCGTCCCGTTCTGCCGGCAGGTCACCGCGGCCGATTTCAAGCCGGTTAACCGCATTCAGTTGAGCGACATCGCCGCGCTGCAGAAGACCAGCGAAAACGGAGAGTTCGTCCGCATCTATCTGGGCGACTCCAAGGAGTCCTACGCGCTCACGACCTGGGGCGGAATCGTGCCGATCACGCGAAAGGTGGTCCTCAACGACGACCTCCAGGCGTTGACGCGGATTCCCGCCGGGCTGGGCATCGCGGCCGCCACCCTGGAGAGCGACACGGTGTGGGGCGTGATCACGGCGAACGCCAACATGGCCGATGGCCTGCCGCTTTTCCACGCGACGCACAAGAACCTGACGGCCACCAACGCCCTCGCCGCCGTGGCAAACATCACCGCCGCCCGGAAGGCGATGCGCAAGCAGACGGCTCCCAAGGGCACGATCCTGAACCTGATTCCCAAGTTCCTCATCATCCCGGCGGCGCTCGAGGGAATCGCGGTCCAGATCACCAACCCCATCAACCTGGCGGCCACCGCGTCCTCGGCCGACGTGCCCGCCTTCGTGCGCGCCATGGTGCCGATCGTGGAGCCCCGCCTCGATGCCGTGGCGAGCGTCGGCGACACGAACTGGTACACGGCGGCCGACCCCAGCTCGATTGACACGATTGAATACTGCTATCTCGAGGGGCAGCAGGGTGTCTACATCGAGACCCGGCAGGGCTTCGAGGTGGATGGCGTCGAGATCAAAGCCCGCCTGGATTTCGCCGCCGCGGCGATCGACTTCCGCGGCTTGCAGAAGAACACCGCAGCGTAGGGCGGTTGAGTCAGCATTCCGACGCAACGAAAAGGAGAAAAGAATCATGATCAACTTTGTGAAGAGCGGTGACAATCTCACCCTTGCGGCGCCCTACGACGTGCTGTCCGGGGGCGGCTTTAAGGTCGGCAACGTATTCGGTGTGGCCGCGACCGACGCACTCTCGGGCAACAACGTCGAGTGCGAGGTCGAGGGCGTCTACGACCTAGCCAAAGACGCCAGCACTTTTGCACAGGGCGATCTGGCCTACTGGGACGACACGGCGAAGAAGGTGACGTCCACGGTCGGCAGCAACCTGCTGATCGGAGCGGTCGAGGTAGCCGCCGCGACGGGCGCGGCCGTTGTGCGGGTCAACCTGTTTGGGGTGCCCGGCTTCTCGGGGCAGGCACACGGCCTCAAGGTGGCGTATGCCAAATACGACTTCAGCGTGGATGGCGGAGCCTCCTGCACGCCGGCGGTCAGCGACACCATCCCCATCAACGCTGTCGTCTTCGGGGGCAGCGTGGTCTCAACTACCGCTGTCGCGGCGGCCGGATTGGCCACGGTCTCGATTGGCACCGTTGCCGGTTCCGGGGCGGCCAGCATCCTGGCTGCTACCGCCAAGGCGTCGCTCGGGACGAACGCGCTGGTCGTTCCCACTGCCGTCGCGACGCCCTTCAAGATGTTCGCGGCCGGCAAGATTAATGTCGCGATCGCCACCGGCCCCTTGACCGCGGGTGTCATCGAGGTCTGGGTGCTCTACACCACCGCCGCGGCGTAGTCCCATGGCTGCGTGGTACCAACAGTCCGGCTTGGCGAACGCGGCTATCCTGGCCGCGTTCGGCCAGCCGGTTTCTTACCAGCAGGGCGCAGGTGCTCCATTTACGGTCATCGGCATCCTGGACATGAGGACCGACGAGCAACGCCAACCCGACACCGTCTACGCGCGACTGTTCGTCGCTTTGTCCGGTTTTCCGGTGCCGCCGGACCACGGTGACGAGGTCACCATCGACGGCGCACTCTACACCGTATTCGAAGTACTGAATGATCCCGCCGGCGGGTGCTGGCTTTCCATTCGAGAGAAGACCTGATGGCGTCGGTACGGGTGTTCTACAAGAAGCAGGTTCGGATCGATCAGATGAACTTCCGCCAGCAGTCCATGTTCAAGATCGGGACTGTTGGCGTGGCCGCCGTCAAGAACCGCCTGGCAGCCGCGCAAGGTCCGACCGATTCCCCCGCGAAGCCTCTCACCAAGCGGTATGCGATCCAGAAAACGAAGCTTGGCAGGGGAAACCGTCGCAACCTGATGATGACCGGCGACATGCTGCGGAACTTTCAGGTGCGCACGGTTTCAGACAACAAGGCGAAGGCCAGCAACTCCACTCGCAAGGACCGGCTGAAGGCGTGGATCAACCAGAAGATCGAGCCATGGGTGGTGTTCTCGCCGAAGAACAAACTGGCGGTGGCGGAGTCCGCGCGGCGGGTGCTGCGCGAGATGCAGCCGAAACTGATTCTGGAAAGGGCGCTCGGCGCTAAGTAGCGATGATCGATCCCTCTGTTCTGGTAGAGAACCTGGTTGCGATGCTGCGCGAGATTGAGGATCTCGTCCTGGAAATGGACGGCGATCCGGAGCGCATCTACGCCTATCACGATCAATATCCGAAGCGGTCGAGCCTCGCCCATGCCATCCACCAGATGCCCGCGCCGTCAATTATGGCTGTCTGGCAAGGCACCGGGCCGGGTTCGTTCGGCGGCATGGACGTCTGGAAGCACCAGGTGACGCTCTACCTGCGGGCGCGTGAGACGTTTGACGGCGATCCGCCAACCGCTTACTACCGGCTGTTCCGGCTGATCACGAAAGGCGTGCCCGCGTCCGCCGATGTGGCGATGCTAAACGCCACCGTACATTCCTCGTGTTACCCGATGGATCTGCCCACGATCCAGCGGCAGACCGACGCCGAGGGGCTGGACTATTTCGAAGTACCCATCACGTTCACGGAGATTGGCGATGACTGAGTTCGTGTATATGCGCCCGCCATGGGGCGAAGGCGAGATTCGAAAGGTCGAGGCGAAACCCGAGGTGCTGACGCCCCTTATGGTGGCTGGCTTTAGCCAGTGCGAGCCACCGGCCAACAGCGAGGAGGTAACGACCAATGTCCACGACTAGGCTCCAGGAAGTACTGGTCTGCTTCGGGAAGCCTTGAGCGTCTCAGCCGACTCCTTGGCGACCAGAAACTCCGCGGCAATCGTTCCCCAGGACCGCTTCGGGGAGATCAATTGCGACACCCGGAATCCCGGAATCGGCGACCCAGGATTCTGCGGACGGTACTCGCCGCGCTCCACCATCCACGATTTCTGGTTATGCGGGATGAGTTCCCGGCACTTCTCGCAGCAATAGGCCGCCTTCTCCGGTTCGCCTTCCGGCCACACCAGCCCGCCGTCCGTGCCGTCGCTGAACACCAGGATCTGGAAATGGTTGCACTTCGGGCACGGCACGAAGTACTCGCGCTGGTCGCTCGTGTTCCACGCCGCCTGAATCCGGCTCTCCCCGTCGACGGTCGGCGTCGAGCACATGATGATCTTCTTGTTGTGCTCGAACTCTCCGGTGCGCTGCATCGCCAGCGACACCGGATCGCCCTCCGACCCTGCGCTGGTGGGATACCTGTCAATCTCGTCCAGCAAGAGATACCGGATCGGACGCATGGCCAGGCCGGATGGCGAGATGGCGCCGGTGAAGGTGATATGTCCCGAACCGTTGGCGAACACCTTGTGCATCGCGGTGTTGTTCGAGTCGCGCGACTTCACCGCCGCGAGCTTCCCCTTGAGCGCGGGCGAATGCCGAAACAGCGGTGCGACGCGATCCTTGGAAAGCGCCTTGGCGTCTTCCGATCGCGGTTCCACCGCCAGCGTCGGGCCCGGATCGACGTCCGCGATGTAGCCCAGGAAGTTCACCATCACGGAGGTCTTCAACATCTGTGCCGCGGACATCAACACAACCTGCTTGCACGGATGGCTCGGGCTCAGGACGTCCATCGGCTCCCGCTGGTACGGTCGCGTGTGCCACTGGCCCCGTTCTGCCGACCCAGATCCGGTGAGTACCACGTTTTCGTCGGCCCATTGCGACACGGAAATATCCCGTGGCGGCAACAACGCCTCCGCTCCAACCTGGTACATGGAGAATGGCGTGTCCATCAATCCCCGTCCCGCTCAAACACGGAACCGGTCGTCGCGCTCTCCGCAACCTCGATCCGGAACAGTTCCGGCAAGTCCACCTTGATCTGTTGACACAACCAAGGTGCCAGGATCTCCGTCGTCGGGTTTTCCAGCCCGGGGATCTCGTTCAGCACGCGATGATCAATCCGGTCAATCACCGCGCGGACCTTCTCCGCGATCAGTACGTAATCGACGATCATGCCCTGATCATCGATCGCACCCCGGCACCACACGCGGACGCGGTAGGTGTGGCCATGCATCCGGCCGCATTTGTGCCCCTCCGGGACGTGCGGCAGCCAGTGCGCCGCATCGAAGTGGAAGTCCTTCCAGATACTGGTCAACCGAACAACTCCTCTTGCTGCGGAATGCCAGACCAAACCGGCGCGCTCTGGGCCGTCTCGTAGTACTCGACCAGCACGTGTGCGCGTGATTCCCGCGATGCGGCCTTGTAGCAACCGCCCCAATTCGCCAGGCCGACCTTCCTGCTCACATATGCCGAGTCTGCGGATGCGAGCGGGACGTGCTCGACGATGTGCGGACTCAGCATCCGCAAGCCGTGAAGCTTCACGACCGGCTTTCCGTCCCGGCAGATCGTGTCCATCACCTGCTGCATCCGGCCCCACCAGGAGACTGTTCCGGGCGTTTTGAATTTGCCGGACGAGCCCAGTGCCACGCGCGGCCACTCGCCGGCCAAATGCGCGAGGCGTTCGAGCGACTCGTGGAGGTGCCACACCGGGACGCCCGCATTCCGGCCGAACGGCCAGTCCACCAGGAGACGATCGTTCGCAGCTTCGTCCCCATCGATTACGTCGGGGATAACGGCCCAGTCGAAGCCGGGATGCCGCCACCACTGCTCCACCCACTCGTAGTACGAGATCCAGTTGACCTCGATACCCTGCTTCCAAACCGAAAACGCCCCGTTATCCAGGGCGACACCGCGCAACCGTGCGTATGCCCGCTGAGAAACGCCTGTCATGTGGACACCGGGCCATTAGCCCCGTTCAAAGCCGCCATTGAATCTTTCTTCCGGGAAGTCGAACTTCGGCCTTGCTTTCCAACGCCACTGAAGTGATGTATGTGTTCGATGCCACGCACCACCAAGACCACCAAGCAAACCGCCGCCGCCTGCTACGCCGAACGCCACGCCGAGTGCCAGGACCTGCTGAAGCGCATCGTGAGCCGCCTGGAGCAGCACAAGAAGGATCACGCGCAGGAGCCCGCCAACTGGGGCTACCCCGGCGACCTCGGCCGCATTACCGAGGAACTGGCATACGTCCTCGCCAGCCTCGGCGACCGCAGCGCGGTGGATGCCAAAGGACTGGAGTACTAACATGCAAAAGCAAAACATCAAGGTCGGATCGACCTACATCGTCAAGGTCAGCGGCACGCTGGCCAAAGTCCGCCTCACCCGCGAACACCCACGCGGCGGGTGGTACGGCACCAACCTCGCCACCGGGCGCGAGATCCGCATCCGGACAGCCGCACGCCTTCGCGCGGAGGCGAAGTCGGCCGGGGAAGGGCGCCCGGAACAAATCCGCAACCCACGATTGCCGGACTTCAGCGCCGAGGAGTTGCACCGGATTGTGGAACGCGCCAAAGCCGAAATCCTCGCGGACATTGCCGCCGGGACCGTCCCCAGCACCTGCGCGTCCTTCAGCGAATTGCACGACTACACGGATGCCAACGGGTACGGCGGGGCGTTCGAGCGCCCCTTCGATAACAACGAAACGGACTTCTGGAACGCTGTCCAGGATGCCGTTGACCGCTGGATTAAGCAGGGAGGCTTAAAAGCAAACCTCACCGACGACGAGGCGCGCCGGATCGTCGACGAAATCGAATTCTGAATCAGGAGAAAACCATGACCACATTCACAATCGCCACCGACAACAACATCACCGCCTTTGCCGCCGCCGAGCAGGTTCCCGAAGGCCAAGACCATTTCGCCACCGAGAAGGAGTTCGCCAAACTTTCCGCCGACTGGCCTCTCACCCGGTTCCCCGAGGTCTGGAACGCCTTCGCCGGAGTGGTGCCCTTCGACACCCTGAAGCCGGTCAAGAAGTTTACGGACCGCAAGACAGCGGTCTCCCGAATCTGGAAGGCCATCCAGGCACTGACGCCCACTCCCGCGCCACCGGTCGCCCCCATCGCGCCGAAGAGGGCCAAGGCGACCAAACAGCCAAGCACCAAGGACGCGACACCCTCCGCGCGCGACGGCAGCAAGAAGGCCATCGTCCTCGATATGCTGAAGCGCCTTGACGGCGCCACGCTGGCCGACATAATGTCCGCGACCGACTGGCAGGCCCACAGCGTCCGCGGCTTTATCTCCGGCAGCCTCGGCAAGAAGATGGGCCTCACCGTCGAATCCTTCAAACGCCCCGATGGCGTCCGCGCCTACCGCATCGGGCAGTGACACGGCACCTCACGCCGCCGCCGGTTTTACACGCCGGCGGCGTTTCTGTTCCGGACCTCTTCCATCAGCGATTCCAGCCGCGAGTGGACATTCTCTTCTCGGAGGCGACATTCCCCAGACCGCACGTACGTGCCATTAATCCGGGCGAAAATCCGGTTTTCCAATTCCGCGAGTTCCTTGCGCACCTCGGCCAGCAGCGCCCGGTTCTGCAAACCAACGAAGGCGCCGATCAAACCCGAGACGAGGCCGGTCGCTGGAATCAGGTATTTAACGATTTGATCTTCCATGGATGTCCTTGGAGAATTCGCAGCTCTGCCGACCAATCCGACAGAGCCAGGCAGAGCCCCATGAGGTCGGGGTTGCCGCTTCGTATTTCCTGCTCGATGGCCGCAATCTCCCGGCGGCAGCGTTCGATTCAGGCGGCTACGTTAGGCCGCTCCGCCGCCACGTCCTTGAACGGGCGGCCGTCCCCATCCAGAGTGGCTTCCTTCCCACTGAACTCCTGATACCGGCGAATGATTACGTCGCAGTACTTGGGATCCAACTCAATCACGCGCGCCTGTCGGCCGGCCTTCTCGCACGCGATCAGCGTTGTGCCAGACCCGCCGAACGGATCGAGCACCGTGTCCCGGCCCTTGCTGCTGTTCCGGATGGCGCGCTCCACCAACTCGACCGGCTTCATCGTCGGGTGGAGGTCGTTGACGTGCGGCTTCTTGATGAACCAAACGTCGCCCTGGTCGCGGGCGCCGCACCAGAAGTGATCCGTGCCTTCCTTCCATCCATAGAGGATCGGTTCGTACTGACGTTGGTAGTCGGACCGCCCCATCGTGAAAGTGTTCTTCGCCCAAACGACGAACGTGGACCAGTGGCCGCCCGCCTCCCGGAATACGCGCTGCAGCGTGTGGATCTCCGACGATGACATGCAAATGTAGATCGCGCCCTTGGTGACCGCCAGCACGTTCACGCAGGCGTCGCGCAGAAACTGCTCGAAGTCGGCTCCGAGATTGTCATTTGCAATCGTCCGGTTCGAGCCGCGGAGCTTATCCTTCATCGTCGCGCCGTAGTTTACGTTGTATGGCGGATCGGTGAACGTCATGTCGGCCAGGCCGCCGGCCAGAACCTTCTCGATCACATCCAACTGCGTCGAGTCGCCGCAGATGAGCCTGTGCTCGCCAAGGACCCACACGTCGCCGGGAACCGATACCGCGCGCTCCGGTTCATCCGGGACGGCATCTTCGTCGGTCAGACCCTCGGTGGTCTCCTCACCGTCGGCCAGGATCGTCTCCAGTTCGTCCGCCGAGAACCCGATCAGGTCGAGGTTGAATCCGTCCACCTCGATGTCCTGCAACTCGATGCGCAGCATCTCCGCGTTCCATCCAGCGTTAAGCGCGATCTGGTTATCGGCAAGCACCAGCGCGCGCCGCCTCGCTTCGCTCAGGTCGCCAATGACAATAACCGGGACCTCTGTCATCTGCAGCTTGCGCGCGGCCAGCAGGCGGGCGTGGCCAGCGATCACGATGTTGTCCGGTCCAACCAGGATCGGGTTGGTCCATCCAAATTCGACGATGCTGGCCGCCACCTGAGCGATTTGCTCTTCGGAATGAGTCCTGGCGTTCCGGATGTAGGGAATCAGCCGGTCGATGGGCCACTTCTGGACCTGCAACTCGCGGAGTTCGTTTTTCACAGATGTGCCCATCGGACAGTCCATCAGGCCTTGGTCGGGGTCGGTTTGGAGAACAGGCCAAGTTGGTTGTGCAGATCGACGATCTTCGTGATCATCGGCACTACCAGAGTGACCAGCTTGTCCCAGCTGAATCTGGCGCTGAGATCGGTGCCGGCGTCATACGCGGACTTGATCACGTCCAGCACCAGATCGAGTTTCTTCTTGCCCTGACCGGGCAGCGGGATCGCTTCCTCGACCGCCTCGACTGCGGACAACACGAGGGGAAAGATCTGAAGAATGATAAGCAGAGCGTTCATTGTCGTTTTGGCTCCTTTGAAGTAGTGGGGCGGTCCACCGCGCAGCCGCCCCCGGCTCAAGGCTAGACAGCGGTCTTCGGCTGCGCCTGGTTGACCACGTTGCCGATCGCCGTGGTCGCGGTGGCCAGCGCCTGGACGATCTGCTGCAGGGTGGCGAGCACCGGCGTGATCGTCGCGTCCACCTGTTTGGCAACAGCGGCGGCCACGGCCTGGGCATCCACGCCCACGCCGGCGGCGCTCACGTCGGTGGCGCGGTTGGAGGGAACGGCGCCTGCGGTGAGGTTCGAACCGGCGCCACGCGACACCGGGTTCAGTTCGTCGGTCCACAAAGCGTCGGCCGCGACGTCGGCGTGCCGGATGGCCTGCTTGCCGACCATGTTGGCGGTCTCGACCGCGTTCTGCAGGGCCTGCGACGCGATCTGGTTCAGCCGGGTCTGCTCGATGAGTGACTGGCGTGCGGCCTGGACGTCCAGATCCTGGTAGACGTCGTAG